GGGATGAGCCGATGAGCAACCTCTACCTCACCAACACCGACATGTCGGGGGTGACCCCGTCGGGCGCGGAGACGACCCGCCACAAGCTGAACGGGTCGGCAGGGGCCGCCTCAACGGCGCGGAACAAGAACTGCGCTGCGGCACCGCCGCTGAAGATCACCGACAGTGCCACCGCCGGGACCGACGGATCAAGCATCGCCTGGTACTCCGAGCAGCTTCAGGCCGTGACGATCGCCGGGCAGATCGTCGCGTCGCTGTGGGGCCGGGAGTCGGCCACCACCGCAAACGCCGCGCCGAGCATCGGCGTGTACCGCTGCGACGCCAATGGTGCCGAGCTCGCCACGATCGTCGACCCGGCCGGCGCCCAGGGCGGCCTGGAGTTCGCGACCACCGCCGGTGGGGCGACCAAAACCTGCACGATCACCGCGGCAAACGTGGTCGACACCGCAATCGCGGCCGGTGAACGGCTGAAGGTCGCGCTCTTCATCGACAACGCGGTCGACCAGGGCGGCTCGGGAACGATGGGCACCACCCAGAACTGCCAGTTCTGGGTGAACGGCCCGACCGGCGCGGCGGGGCAGTCCCAGATCGCGTTCACCGAGACGATCCTGTCGCTGGTGCCGGTCATCTCCGGGGCGATCAAACCGGCCATTGCGGGACGGCCGACGAACCCAGGCCGCGAGGCCCCGTCGATCCTTTCAGGAGGCTAGCCGGGGTTGGCGGCGACCCATTCGCGGGCTAGCCGCCATGGGCAATCCGGTTTGTGGCGGGCCGGGTCCTTGTAGCCCTCATCCCGGAGATCCCGGAGACGGAACTCTGTCGGGCACAGCATGCACTGGCCGAACTCTGCCTCGACCGGCGCATCGGCGACGGCGAGTGCCCGAACGATCTCCTCGGTGTCCATCCGCTGATTGTCTCATGTTCAGAAAGGGTGACTCGTGGCACGCTTCGCCGCCGCATGGCGCACCGCTGGAGTCGGGTCGGCCACGCTGCCGATGGCCTCGCTGTACGCCCAAGCCACCGGCGCCCTGTGGCTGGTCGAGGTCGGCATCACCAATACCACCGCCATCGCATTCGAGGTCTCCCTCAAACGGTTCTCGACCCTCGGCACTGTCGGGGCGATCGTTCCCGCCGTGGGCTACGAGGAAAACGACGTCAACGTCACCACCAAAGGCATCGCCGCCGACACGCACACCGGCACCGCCCCGACCGGGGTGGCTGGTGAGATCCGCCGCGCATCCATCGGCGCGTCGATCGGGTCGGGGATCATCTGGACGTTCGGTGGCCGTGGCCTGTTCATCCCCTCCGGGACTGCCAACGGTGTTGGGCTGATATCAATCCAAGCCAACGGGCAGATCTCGGACGTGTACTTTTCCTGGGACGCGTAGCTCTCGGGGGGTAGCTCATGCCGCCTCGCCGGGGATATCTCAAGCCACCAGCCCGGATCATCCGCCGCGGGTCACGGCTGCTCCGCCCGGCGCCCGCCGCCGCGCCGGTCACGGTCACCAACGACTTCGAGGGCGGCACCAACGGCGTCGCCATCACCACCTCGAACGCCGGGGGTGTAGGGAACACCCAGTTCGACCAGGTCACCGTCAGCGCCGGCGATGGTGCGGTGAACTTCTCCAACGCCCACCCCGGCCATGGCACGCTGGGGATGCTGTGCCAGACCGGCGCGACCCTCGGCGAAGCCTACGTCATGTGGTCCACGGCGCTCGGCGGCGCCACCGGGACCGTCTGGCTCCGCGCCTACCTGTATCTGACCGCCAACCCGGGCACGCAGACCCGCCTGTTCCGCTGGCTGAACGTGTCGAACGTCCGCGGGTCGGTGCAGATCAGCACGACGGGGAAGCTGCTCACCACCGACTCGGCTGGGTCGACGGTGGCGACCATGGGCAACTCGGTCCCGCTCAATCAGCTGGTCCGGGTGGAGGCGTTCTGCACTGGCGATGCGGCTGCGGGGGTGTTGGAGTGCAAGCTGTTCGACTCACCCGAGTCGACCACTCCACTTGAGACCCTGAGCAATAGCTTGCTGAACACGGGCGGGACGATCGACCGGGTCCGATTCGGACAGACCGGCACCGGCATCGCCAACGTCACCTACTACCTGGATGATGTTGGCGCCTCCACCAGCGCCTACCTCGGCCCGGTCGGCGGAGCGCCAGCAGTCAGCATGACCCCACCGTTCGTCAGCCAGTACAGCGGCCGCTGGTGAAAGGACCCGTCGTGGCAGCCATATGGATGATCCTGGTCGCCGCCGCGTTGCTCGAGGGCCTCGCCATCGTGGCGGCCGTGGCGTGGTTGCGGCTCGGCGACCTCGCCGACCTGCTCACCCTGCTGCTCTGGCGCCGCGCCGGGCAGCCGCCACCGATCGTCAGCCAGTACAGCGGACGTTGGTAGAAGAAAGGAAACGGGATGGCAAGGTACTCGTCGCACGTCATCAGCCCGGCGGCGCTAGCCAACGATACGGGGTTCGCGTGGCTCATGGGCATCGCCACCGGCGGCGGGAAGCTGCGCCGCGTCATCCTCGGCTGCCGCAACACCACCGCCGCGACTGCGGTCACCGACTTCCAGGCCAAGGTCGGGATCGGGCGGGTGAGCACGGACGGGACCGGCGCCCTCACCGCCGCCACAGTCAACAAGCTTGACCCGCGACACCCGACCGCCAGCCTGCGAAGCGGCACCGCATGGGCCACTTCACCACCAACCGTCGGTGCTGCGGCGACCGACATCCTGGCGATCACGTTCAACACCAAGAGCGGTGTCGACATCCCAGCGGAGTTCCTTGAGGAGTTCTGGATCGACAACCTCGTCACCGACGGGTTCGCGTTCCTGAACCGTGGCGGTGCCCTACCTAGCCTGCACGTGTACGACCTTCTGTATGAATGGGAGGAGTAGCGGTAGAATAATGGTAGAATGGTGCTAGGAGGTGATTCCTGGTGCCATATGCTGAGGGCGACCGTAAGATCTGCTCCGCCTGTCGCAATGATCTGCCGCTGAACGCGTTCAACAAGAACCGCGCGTTCAAGGATGGCCTTGCCAACCAATGCCGTGATTGCCTGAATGAGTCCCGTCGGAAGTGGCGGGAGGCTCACCCTGATCGACACAAGGCTCGGCATGTCAAGAATCGCTACGGCATTGCCCTGGATGAGTACGAGGCGATGGCGCAGCGAGCGAACGGGAAGTGCCCGATCTGCAAAGAGCCGCCGCCGCCCCCGTTCAAGGCATTCGACCTTGATCACGATCACGAGACGGGCAAGGTCCGAGGGTTGCTGTGCCGGCCGTGCAATCTCGCCCTTGGCGGTGCACGTGATAATCCTACAATCCTGCGGGCTCTAGCCGACTACATTGAGTACCACCGGGCCAATCCCAGCGAAGATCGGCCGCCGCCCGTCCTGCCGACGTTCTACATCAAGGGCGAGGCGCACCATAAGGCAAAGTTGACCGAGGCGCAGGCCAGGGAAGTGAAGGCGCTGGTTCAGGCTGGCGTCTCGCAGACCGCCGTGGCAACGCGCTTCGGGGTCCGGCAGACAACGGTGAGCATGATTGTTCGTCGTCGTCTCTGGAAGCATTTGCCGGGGCCTACGGTTGAGGAGGCGGCTGAGGCGCGGCGGCGTTGGGATGAGCAGCACGCAAAGGAGGAATCTTGAGGAAGCGAATCGCACTGATCGTTGCCGCCCTACTTCTGCTCGGCGTCGGTGCGGGGATCGCGTACGCGTCGATCCCCGGCCCGGATGGTGTCATCCACGGCTGCTACAAGACCTCGAACCCGGCGCAGGGTTCGGTCATCGTCATCGACTCGGCGGCGAGTTGTCCGTCCGGATTCGCCGCGCTGAATTGGAACCAGACTGGCCCGCAGGGACTACCTGGACTTGCTGGGGTTCATGTCGTCGAGGTTCCTTCTTTTGAATATACCGGTCTGATTCGTTGCCCAACAGGCGAAACAGCATTGTCATTGGCCTTCACGTTTCCTGGAGCTGGACCAGTTGCAGTCAACTGGAGACCAGATCGGGGGGATGGCCAACCAGTTCCGCCAGGGCAGGCACCGGTTGGCTACGCTTATACGACCAATCAGAGCTATGAGCCAACCGGGTACTTAACCTGCGCAGTCACTAGTTAACCAAGAGGTAGCTCGTGGCCCATCGGCGTTGGCGTGGCGCGTCCTACCGTCAGGGCCAGCGCTGGGACCCACCGTGGCCATCCGTTGCACCCGCCCCACCGATCCAGCCGCCAGAATGGCAGCGGCAGGCGGGACAGCGGCAGCCAGCAGCAGCGGTCCGCCGCGGGCAGCGCTGGGATCCACCCTGGCCGTTCGTCCCGGCGGGGCCCCTGGCCCAACCGACGCAGTGGCAGCATCAGGCCCGCCGCCCATCGGCCGGTATCGCACGGCGTGGTCGGTCATGGAGTCCGCCATGGCCAGCCGCTGCAGCACCGGTGTCTCCATGGGTGCCCTGCTGGCTGAGCGCCCGCCGTCGGCCCCTTCTCGCGCCAGCGCGTGGTCAACGCTTCGACCCGCCGTGGCCATTCGTCGCAGCACCCCCGCCTCCGTGGGTGCCGACGTGGCTCAGCGCCCGTCAGCGGCCCCGCTACGCACCGCCACGGCGTGGCCACCGATGGGACGCGCCCCCGGCGGTGCTGCCGCCAGCGCCGAGTCCATGGACCGTCCAGAACGTCGGCCGCCATGCATGGTGGAGTCCACCCCCGCCACGCGGGTCACGGTTCGACCCGCCCTGGCCGTTCATCCCAGCAGGGCCACCCGCGTTCATCCCACGGCTGCTGCAAGCTCACCGGCCACCACCGACACTGCGGAGCCGCGCTGGCCGGTTCCTGCCGGTCCCACCGGCACCGTCGGGGCCGCCACCACGGTTCGTCTGCGCGAGACGCCGCACCCCCACCGTCCCGCCGCGCCGCGGACGGATCGCCACCCCACCGCCGCTGGTCGGGCCGGTCTCGCCGGGGATCTGGCGACCCGGCTGGATCGCCGCCCGCCGCCGCCCGCCGCTGGTACCCCGGGTGGCGGGGCAACGGTTCGACCCACCATGGCCATTCATCCCACCGCCGGAGTTCGTACCTGCTGATGGTGTGGTCATCCTCGCCGACCAGGGCACCGGAACTGTCCAGCCAGCCGAGCAGGCAGGCGGTGGCGTACTCATCGCCGACCAAGCAATCGGCAGCGTCCAACCCGCCGACCAGGCGGCCAGCAACGTGCAGGTGACCGATCAGGCAACCGGGAAAGCGAGACTCCAGTGACCAACCCGGCCACCTACGACCTCGGGGATGCCTACCAGCTTCCCTACACCCTGACCGCCGCCGATCCGCTGTTCACCAACTGGGCCGGTGTCACCGTCACCACCACGGTCACCAAGCCTGACGGCACCGCCGACACGCCCACGGTCACCCCGGGCACGCCCAACGCGAACGTCCGTACCTACACCGCTGTCGGAGCCTGCACGCAGGCCGGCACGTGGACGTATAGGTTCGTCGCCTCCGGCGCGCTCACCGAGGCGCAGGATGGCCAGTTCTACGTCCAACCGGCGGTCACGGATCGGGTCTACACGACCTTGCCCGAACTCAAGGCCGGCCTGGCGATCCCCCAGACCGACACCGTCGACGACGACGACCTCCAAGACGCCATCCTCACCGCCAGCCGCGCGGTCGACGGGGACTGCCAACGCACGTTCTACAAGACCACCGAGACCCGCACCCTCGAGCCCACCGACCGGTGGCACCTGCGGCTCGGCACCTACATGGACCTCGTCAGCGTCACCACCCTGAAAACCGACGCGGACGGGGACGGCACGTTCGAAACCACCTGGGCCACCACGGACTACCAGCTGCTCACCGCCGACGGCACCCCCAACGTCAACGCCAGTCCAGAACAACGCCCCTACCGCCGCATCCGCGCGATCGGCGGGCAGGCGTTCCCCTGCGTGTGGCAATGGACCCTGGCCCGCAGCGACCGCGTCCAGATCAATGGGACCTGGGGATGGCCGGCCGTGCCCGACCGGATCCGCCGCGCCACCCGGCTCGCCGCCGCGGAGATCTTCAAGCTCAACTCCGCCCCGTTCGGCGCTGTAGGCATGGCCGACCTCGGCATCATCCGGGTCCGCGCGAACCCCAAGTACCAAGCGCTGATCAGCACCTATCAGCTCATGCCGGTCCCGGTGGCCTGACAACGGAGAACCCCCAATGGACCTGCGGCAGCTCAAGATGACCTGCGCATCCGGCATCGCGCAGCAGAGCACGGTCGAACTCGATGGCGACGACATCACCCACGGCCTGCGCAGCGTCGTCCTGCGCCTCAATGCTGGCGACCTCGTCACCGCAGAGCTGGAGCTGATCTACCTCGACGCGGAGTTCGAGGGCCAAGCCAAAGTGATCCTGCCGGAGGAGACGCAGGCGCTGCTGAAACGGCTCGGCTGGACCCCACCGGCTGGCACCTGATGGCAGCCCCCACCATTCGGCAGGTCATCACCGCGATCGAAACCCGGCTCCTCACCATCCCGGGCCTGCGGGTGCTCGGCTACCAGGCCGACCAGATCAACCCGCCAATCGCGATCGTCATGTGTCCTCCTGTCGCCAGCTACCAGGTCGGCTACGGCGACCGCCGGCCCATCCTCCGACCCGTCGTCCAGGTCCTCGTGTCCGCCACCGTCGACCGGGTCGGACAGCTCGCCCTCGCCGACTATGCCAACCCCGACGGGCCCGGATCAGTCCCCGCCGCAGCCACCGGCGACCTCGTCATCAACGGGGTCACGGTCGGGCAGTGCCAAGTCCTGTCCTTCGACCCGCTCAACGCCGAAGAGGTCGGCGCAATCGGCTACTGGGGCGGCAAGTTCACGCTCCAGATCACCACGTAGCAGCAACCAAGCGGCCCAGCACTCTCAAGGAGGTCCGGCGTGCCGCCATCTGCCATTGCCTCATCCGTCCGATTTTTCCGGCCCGGAACCACGAAGGTGTATTGGGTCCGCGCGATCGTCCTCTACACCGCCCCCACTCGCCTGGAGATCAATAGTGGTACGGACCTTTCGGGCGAAATAGCGGAGATCAACGGCTTTTCCGTGGTGTCCGATACGATCCCTACTCCGGACTTGGGAACGCGCTTTGTGCCCAAGATCGCCGGAAGGATCAATGCGGACGACTCGTCCCTGAACTTCTACGCATCCTCGACGGGATTCACCGATGCTCGCTCGGTCCTCCCGAGGGATACGACCGGCTTTCTCGTTGTGATGGATGGGGGCGATGTGGCGACTACGGGGCGTATGGACGTGTTCCCGAGTACTGTCACGTCTGTCCCGAAGCTCCGCGCACTCGAGGACCCCGCCCAAGTGCAGATCACGTTCGCGATCACGAAAGTGCCTGCGGAGGATTTGGTCATACCTGTGTAATAGCACCAATTCTACCGGTCGCGGTTATCTGGTAGAATTGGTGTAAGAAGTGGCCCGGCAGCGTGTCAGCGCCCCGGGCCCGGCCGACACGAACGGAGCGTGCCGACAATGGCCAAGGGTCGCACATGTACCGTCGTCCTGCCGTCGGGGGACGTTTGTCCTCGGAAGCATAAGGCTTTCGGATGGTGCCAAGCGCACTATCAGCGATGGCAGGCCAAGGGCGATGTACTTGCCGAGATCTCTTTCCGCCGCTATCGCAAGGAAGGCTGCGCCATCCCGGGCTGCCCGCGGCGGCACTATGCCCGCGAGTGGTGCAGAGGCCACTGGGAGGCATGGCACCGTCATGGTGATCCCAATGTGAAACTCCGGGCACCCAAAGGGCAAGCGGATTTCCTGCACGAGGGCTATCACTACATCCACATTGATGGCCGGATCGTGGCTGAGCATCGCTACGTGATGGAGCAGGTCCTCGGGCGGCCATTGCTTCCAGGTGAGACTCCACATCACAAGAACGGCCAGCGCTCCGACAATCGGCCGGAGAACCTTGAGCTGTGGATCCGGAAGCAGCCGCAGGGACAGCGCGCCCGTGACTTGCTGGCCTGGGCTCGGGAGATCATCGCCCGCTATGAGCCGATTGAGGACAAGCTCTAGCAGGAGGAAAGTCTGATGGGCGACCTCGCGGTCACGATCCTCGACTCGAAGGACCTCAAGGACCTCAATCGAGCCTTCAAGAACGTCGCTGACGGCAAGGAGCTCCGCAAGGAGTTCACCACTGGGCTGCGGAACATCCTGAAGCCGCTCGTCCCGGAGGTCCGCGCGGCGCTTCTGGCGTCCCCGTCGATGGGGCATGAGGGGATGAGCCACGCTCAGGCGGATCGGGCGGATCTGCGGGCGTTGCTGGCGAAGGCGACGCGGGTTGAGGTGAAGCTGACCGGCAAGCAGGCAGGTGCCCGCATCAGAATGGACGGCCGGCGCATGCCGAGTGGGTTGCGGGGTCTGCCGAAGGCGTGGGAGGGCCAGGGTGGGGCCCGCTGGCGTCACCCGACGTGGGGGAACCGGGGGCGGTGGGTGCAGCAGCGCCCGCGGCCCACCTTCTGGCGGGTCGTGGCGCCGCATCAGGACCGTGCGATTCGGGAGGTCGAGGAGATCGCCAACCGGATCGTCAGGAAGCTGGAGCGTGCAGTGTGAGCGAGAACGGGTACGTCGCGACCGAGGTCGCGGAGCAGGTCGTCGCGGAGGCGGTGGCGGCGGCGAAGCTGTGGCTGCATCCGGACGCGCTCCGCCCGCGGGACTACCTGCGTGGCAAGGAGGCGCTCAAGGACATCCTCGGGGACCGGCAGTCGTGCTACGACTTTCTCGGCACCGACGAGATGTACACGTGGCTGATCTGGGCGCTCCGCTCAAGGGAGAACCCGTCGTTCACGTGGGACCAGGCGTTGGACACCGAGTTCTCCGAGTTCAGCATGGGGGATGAGCGCCCCCCTCCTCCGACCCGGACGGTCGGGTCGCCTGGCAGCAGCGGCAACACGCCCGCCGGGAACAGCTCCACGCCGAGGCGGCCGAGGCGCGTGGCCGAGCCCAGTTCATCCAGTGGTTCGGGCTGACCCGCGACGAGTACGACGAGCTGACGTTCCAGCAGATCAGGGCGTGGTCGGCGTGGATGATGCGGCAGGTCGGTCAGCGCCCGGAGGCCCCGCCGTCGGCGTGGGAAGGCTAAGCGCGGCGGGTGACCTTCAGGCGACTGAGCCGGTAGAGCCAGTGGCCGAGCGAGCCTTGTTGGGCGTAGGTCCGCCAGCCGGTCGCCTCGGCTGCCCAGGAGTAGCCATCGCACTGGGCGCAGAACCCGAGATGCGCATGGGCGACCGCATCATGGTCTGGTCTGTCGGTCATGACTACCCCCTGACCTGCTAAAATAGCAATGAGCGGCCCCGCGAGGCGGTCACCTCCGGGGCCCGGCCAGCACTCACAGCGAAGGGAAGTGCTGACATGAACAAGCCTACTTACTCGCTGTCCGACTTGTCGGGGCGGATTGCAACCAAGATCCAGATCAGCGATGAAGGCTGCTGGTTGTGGCAGGGTTACATCCGACCTAATGGCTACGGGCAAGCCCATTGGGAGAGATGGCCACACCTTGTGCATCGGCTCGTCTATGCGCTGCTGGTCCGCCCTCTTTCCGACACGGAAGTCCTCGACCATCTCTGCGGGAAGAAGGCATGCGTCAACCCGGCTCACCTTGAACCGGTGACGCTGGCCGAGAACATCCGCCGGGCTGGTCGTGCGAACCGGAAAGAGACGTGCAGCAAGGGCCATCCCATCATCACTGCTGCTTCCGGTCGACGTCGATGCCGCGAATGCGCTCAGGGCCGGCAGCGGACATCCGAGTATCGCGCGAGCCAGCGTGAATATCAGCGCATCTATCAGCGCCAATGGAAGAAGCTTCAGAAGCGTCGGCCCGGGATGGGTCAAGCTCCCTTGTTCTGATCCCACCAGCTAGGCCGCAGCGTATCCCGCAGTGTCCCCGGGGTGATCTTCCCAGCCTGCCAAGCTTCGCGCTCTTCGTCACTCATCGGCTTGAGCAGGATCGCCATCGGCGTGGCGACGATCCACAGCAGCGCGCCGAAGGCCCACCACTGCCAGAAGTTGTGCCCCTTGTCATGGGCGATCTTGGCGGGGATCAGGCCAATCACAATGGCTAGTACGAGGATTTCCATCTTGTCTCCCTTCGCTGCGCTGAGTATGCGCGTTGCGAGGTGTGTCCGCTAGGGCCATTCGGCCCATTGACACGGGACTGTGACCTGTGGACCGAGCCGTACGCTTCGACCTGATCCTCAACTCCCGTAAGTACGTCAGCGGCGGCAAGGATGCGGTCAGGACCAATCAGCAGATCACTGAGAGCACCAAGCGGGCTGGCAATGCATTTAAGGCTGTCACCGCCGCGTTCTCTGTTGGCGTGGTCGTCACCCAGATGCGGAACTGGGTCGCGGCCGCCAGGGATTCCAACCGAGTCGCCGCGCAGACCGCCGCAGTCATCAAGAGCACCCACGGCGCCGCCGGCCTCTCCGCCAAGGGCTTCTCCGATCTGGCGAAGTCGATCGAGAAGACCACCGCCGTCGACGATGATCTGATCCAGGGCGGCGAGGCGATCATCGCGACCTTCACCAACATTCATGGCGACGTGTTCAAGAAGACCACCCAGGCCGCGGTGGATCTGGCGGCTGGGATGAACCATGGCGCGGTGACTGCCGAGGGGTTGCAGACCGCCAGCATCCAGCTGGGAAAGGCATTGCAGGATCCGATCAAGGGTGTCACGGCGCTCCAGCGGATCGGTATCAAGCTGAGCGATCAGCAGAAGGCTCAGATCGCCACGTTCGTGAAGAACGGCCAGGTCGCCAAGGCCCAAGGCGTGATCCTGGCAGAGGTGAACCGCCAGTTCGCCGGCAGTGCCGCCGCGGCGGTGACCCCGGCGAAGCGCCTCGCGCAGCAGTGGGGCGACATGCAGGAAGTTTTGGGGAATCTACTCATTCCCGCCATTGACCGTGGCGCGCAGATCTTGTCCAGCATCCTTGGGGTGGTCGATCGGAACCGGACCGCGTTCGGTGTGCTGTTCGGGGTGCTCGGTACCGGCGCGGCGATCATTGGGACGCTGGTGGTGGCGGAGAAGATCCACAAGGCGACCACCGAGGGCATCCAAGCTGTTACTAAGGCGTGGGAGGGAGCCCAGAAGGGCCTGAACCTCGTTCTCGGACTCACGAGAGCACAGGCGCTCACAACCGCCGCCGCTGAGGATGCGCTGGCTGCATCTACAACAGCAGCGGGGACTGCGGCGGCTGGGGCCTCGGCAAGTGTGGGTGCAGGCGGCTTGGCTGGTGGACTTAGGACCGTGGCGGGCGCGGCGGCCGGTCCTCTTACTGCTCTTGCCGGGTTGGCTGCCGGTTTCGGGCTGGCGAGACAGTCGATCAAAGACAACGTCTCAATGTGGGACGAGTTTCGACACAACGTCCTTCACCAGTCGGTTCCCGCCATTGACCAGGCCCGGGAGGCGGCCAACAAGCATGCGGGCGCGACCAAGGGCGATACGCTCGCTACCGCTTACAACGCGACTCAGCAGCAGGCATTGCGTCTCCAGATGGCGCAGCTCGTTCCTGGAATCGACGCGGCGGCTGATGCTACGAACAAGGCCGCTGCCGCGCAGGCCGAAGCGGGCAAGAAGATCACGGACCTGAAAAGCAGGATCCAGGGGCTGAAAGACGAGTACAAGCAGGCGTTCGACTCGATCGTGCAATCCATCGAGAACTATCAAGGGTCGCTGACCGACTCCAAGAACACATCGTTCGTGACGACCAAGTCGATCCTGCAGGATCTGCACAACCAGGTCGGCAATTTCAAGACGTATTCCCGCGATATCCACACGCTTATCAAGGCTGGGTTTAGTACCGAGGCGATCAAGGAGCTGCAGGACAAGGGCCCGCAGTACGTCCATGGGATGGCGGTTGGTTCGAAAGCGCAGCTTGCCGACTACAAGAAGACTTGGTTGGCCCGCAATAAGGAGATCAAGGGCAACTTCGCCACGGCGATGGATGAGCAGTTCGCGAAGCTCAAGAAGCAGATCCGCAATATGCAGCGGGAGATCGACACCCTGCGCGGGAAGAACATCTCCGTCTCTGCCTCGTTGAAGCTGAGCTTCTCCAAGAGCTTCACGCAGAAGGATTGGGCGCAGGTCAAGGTCCTCACCCGCGGCGCCAGGGGCATGCTCATCACCCAGGGCACCGGACCGACCGCCGATGATGTGCCGGCGTTGGTGTCCAAGGGCGAGACGATCGTTTCGGCGAGGGACTCGGCAGACCCCGCTTTCCGGACGTGGGCGAAGGCGCGGCGGATCAAGGGGTACGCCGCCGGTGGTGCGATCGGCACGATCGGCCGTGAGGCCGGCGATATCAACCGGCTGCAAGGTAAGGGCACCGGTATCTGGATGGACCGTGGCATCACCCAGATCATGAAGGCGTTCACCACGGCCCCAGGGATCGGGGCTTCCGCCAGCGTCACCAGTGTCGCCAACTGGACCGCGAGGATCCTCGGCCGGATCGCGGAAGCGGGCGCGTGGGCGCGGCGGATCATGTTCGAGTCGGGTGGGAACTGGACCGCCGTGAACCGTACCGACTCGAACTGGTTTGCCGGTCATCCGTCGGTCGGTGGCGCGCAGGTAATCCGGGGAACCTTCAACGCCTACGCTGGCCGGTTCCGGGGCACGGGCCCGTATCTGTATGGCGTGTCGGTGAACCCGTGGGCCAACAGCTATGCGGGCGCCAACTACGCGGTGCACCGGTATGGCAGCATGGCCGCCGTGGATCCGAGGGTCCGTCCGATCGGCTACGCCCGCGGCGGTTTGGTCATGGATCATGGCGGCTTCCTTACGCCCGGTTGGAACCCGCCGATCTACAACGGCACCGGCCGCCCCGAGCCGGTCGGCCAGGCGCAGCAGCACGTGACGATCATCCAGGTGGACCGGCGCGTGCTCGCCCGGATCGTCAACGACGGTGGCCTGCTCAACGCAAGGCTGACCTGATGGCGTTCACTTTCTACCTCGGTCCGGCCGGGGCGTTGGTGGCGATCAAGACCGCCGCACCCGAGTACGCCTCCGCGCGGACCCGGCTCGGTGGCACCCATGAAACCTTGGCGGGTCGGCTGATCAGGGACACGATCGGGTATCGCCGGCAGATGACCTATCCGGTCGCCGCGCTGACCGCCGAGCAGTACTCCGATCTTGAGGAGTTGTTCGAGCTCCCCGGTCCGTACCGGTTCGTCGATCCGACCCGGCGGAACCTGCTGACCGCCAATCAGGCGTCCGGGACCGATGCGCTGCTGGACGCCACTGGGTGGAGCGCCCGCACGCAGGGGACGGTCAGCTCCAGCACCGCCCAGGCGCGCAGCGGAGTCCGGTCGCTGGCGTGGGCGACTGGGACGGCGCTCGGATCGACCGGCCGGGGTATCGTGCTGGTCACCGCCATCTCCACGATCGATTCGACTTGGGCTGCGGTCCCCCCATCGACCGACTTCAATTTCTCGATTTACGCGCGCACGTCGGCTGCGGTGACGATGGCGGCGGGGATCGAGTGGCGGGATGCGGCTGGTGCGTTGCTGTCCACCAGCACCGGCACCGGCGTGGCCCTGTCGACGTCGGCGTGGACGGGTCGGCCGACCGTCACCGGCACTTCTCCCAGCACAGTCGCCTACGCCGTACCGATCCTGACGAACACGACCATCACCGGCGCGGCGATCACGGTGTTCGCCGACGATCCGCAGCTCGAGTTCGGCACGGCGGCGACCAATCAGGTGCACGGTACCGGCGTTCCGATCGTGAGTGTGGACTCGCTGATAGCTGATTACTCGAACTTCTACGCGGATGCGGTCCCGCCGTTGTTCGGGGCGACCCTCGTCCTTCTGGAGCTGTAGATGCCGCTGGGCACGAGCAACTACCCGACGTCGCTGGATGACGCGACGACCCTGCCAGATGTCAGCGGCAAAAACCAGAACGACGCCGCCAACCTCCACAGCGACCTCACCGACGCGAGCTCGCAGGCGATCAAGGCGCTGGAGGCCAAGCTCGGTATCGGGTCCAGCACCGCCGCCGCGGCGACGACAGGGTGGGTGCCGGTCAAGCAGGGTGATGGGACGACCGCGTGGGCGGCGGTCCCCGTCGGCACCCCGTCGGGCACGGTCGCGCCGCTTGACCCGGCGACCGCGTCAACCGCCGGGGTCGCGTCGGCGTACAGCCGTGGGGACCACAAGCACCTGTGGAAGCCGATCTTCAAGGTCCGGTGGACGTTCGACACGGTCACCTCGCCGCTGACGGGCCTGTGGATTGAGGACGTCGACCAGGCCGCCACGCTGATGAACTTCCGGCTGGTCCTTGGCACGGTCGCCTCCGCTGGCAGCAACACCAAGGTGGATCTGCTGAAGAACAACGTGAGCGTGCTGACCACCCAGCCGGAGATCACGGTGGGGCAGCAGCGCAATTCGATCGCGGTGGTGTTCGCCAACACCGCGCTGGTGACCGGTGATCTGCTGGTCCCCAAGATCACCCAGGGCTCGTCCGGTGCGCAGCTGGTGTGCACGCTCACCTACAGGTGGGAGCTGACTTGAGCCTCAGCAAGCTGCTGGTGCCCTCATCGGGCTGCCTGCTGGGGATCTACCCTGGTGACACCTGCGACACGGCGACGTCGTTTCGGCAGCGGACGCTGAACCACGAGACGCAGGTCAACCGCACGGTCGCCACCAACGGGCTCGTCAACGTGGTCGCCAGCTATCACGACTGGAACGACTTCACCGCCACGTTCCCCAACGCCGACGAGAAGTCCCTGTCGGATGAGGGGCGGCTGCTGCTGATCCACTGGGTCCCCAGGATCTATGGGACAACAACGATCTTCAAGTGGGCCGACGTTGCCGCCGGCACCTACGACAGCCAGTATGTGGATCCGACTGCCCGGGCGGTGGCCGCGTTCGGTCAGCCGGTCTTCTTGCAGTTCCATAGCGAGAGTAATTCCGGCTCGTCGGCGCAGGGTGGCACCTACGGCACCGACGCGGAATACGCGTCGGCGGCGCGACACGTCCACGACCGGTTCGTCGCCCAGGGCGCCACCAACGCCATCTGGGTGTTCAACCCGAGCGGGTACACCACCACCATCTCCCGGATGGACACGCTGTATCCGGGGGACGCCTACGTCGACTGGATCATGTGGGACCCCTACGCCAACTCGGGGCAGGACTTCGACTATGTGATGTCGACGAAATACCCGATGTATCAGTGGGCGACGGTCACCAAGGCGGGGTCGCACACCAAGCCGCTCGGGTTCACCGAATGGGGCGCCACCGAGGCCAGCGGGCCGACCACCAAGGCGCAGTTCATCGACCAGGTCCGCACCCAGCTCGCCACCAACTGGCCGCTGGTCAAGCTGATCGCCTGGTTCAACTCGACCTCCAGCACAGGCGACTGCATCAACACCTCCGCCGCCGCGCTGACCGCATACAAGGCGCTGGCCGCCGACAGCTATTTCCGGCCGGACCTGTCGGCGACGCCAGCGCCGGTCGGTGCCGGCCTGTTCCAGGTCGGCGCGAGCAAGGGGTTCAACAACTCGGCGCATCAGACGCTGGTGATCCCCTCAGGGGTGCAGGCCGGCTGGGGCATGGCGCTGTTCCACGGCTGCACCCGCGCCGGACTGAAGAATGCCTGCGAGGGCACCAACGCCGCCAATGTGACCACCGGCAACTCCAACTCGGCGGGTTCCAATCCATGGGATGCGATCTCGGGGGCCGCGCCGACCTACGACACCACCTCGCCGCTGGATGGAACCTCGTCGATGCACTGCGCCGTCACTGCCGGGACGACCTCAGCAGGGCGGTGGAACACCAGCTTCCCCTGGCCCGGCGCTAACGGGTCCTACAAGGGCAGCCTGCTGTACCGGTATCCGTCTAACCCGTCGGCGATCTGCCGGATCTATCAGCAGGGCACCACCGCTGCGTCCCCTCAGTGGGGCATCGGGATCGACACCAATGGCAAACTCATCGTCCGCGATCTTGCCGCCGGCGCGACCCGCGGCACCCAGGTCGGCACCGCCCCCGCGACCGCGACCAAGCACCGCATCGACTTCGAAGCGGCCTGGGACGGGTCGCTCACCACCGTAACGCTCAAGCTGTTCCTCGGCGCCAACTGGAACGGCACCACCCCCGACGAGACGATCATCTCCACCGCGTTCACGCAGGCGGCCGCGCCTGGTGCGGGAACGTTCGGGGTCCAGTTCACCGCCAGCAACACCTACGACGTGCATATCGACCAGGCCCGGCTGTTCGCCGACGCATGGGCCGGTCCGCCAAGGACCAGCCCGGTGCTCACCCCGCCCGCCGGATGGACGGAGATCGTCCCCAGCGGCACCCGGCAGGTCGCGGCCGGCGCTGGGGAGCTGTCCACCCGCGGGTGGCGCCGCACCGCCGTCGCCGGCGACGCAGGCTCGACCGTCACGCTGGATACCGACGTGAACGCGCACGGGTCGATCCTTCTGGTCGTCTACGCCGGGGTGGATCAGCTCGCGCTGGTCGACGTGGCCGCCGCCACGACCGCATCAGCTGACAGCGCCACCACCACTTCCCCGAACGCGACCACCCTGGTCGCAGCCGACGTCATCGTCAGCGTGTTCTTCGACCGGGCCAACCCGCCCGCTGCGGCGACTAGCACGTGGACCCCACCAACCGGGGATGCGGTGCGGGTGTCCAGCTTCGGATCAGGGACCGATGGGCGGGTCGCTGGGGCGGTCACCGACGACGGTGCCACCCACGCGATCGGGACCTACGGGACCAAGGCGGCGGTCGCCGACCAGTCGAGCTATCTGCATGCTGCCTGGACGCTGGGGTTGCTGTCGGCCGCTGCGGCGGCGGGCACCGGGCAGGGCATCGGCGACCTCCACACGGTGAACTGAGCAGGCCAGCTCAAGGTCCTCGATAATCCTCAAGGATTGGTAGAGCAACAATCACCCCACCACCGTCGACCACCTTGGCCGCCCGCCGAGCGCTCTCAAGATCATTAAAACTCCAAACGGTTGCGGCACCAGGATTCAGGAAAACGAGATAGACCTGCTTCGGCGCGACGTTCGCCTTCAACGCGGCCCGACGTGCCCGACGTGCCCGACGGGCAGCCGTATCGGCCTGGTATTGCCGCCAGACACGGACGCGAGGGTCGATGACACGTCGGCGCAGCCAAGTACGCTTGTCCATGTCGGCACCTCCATGCCGTCCGGGCCCCGGCTGTACCCCAGCGCGGGGCCGTTCCCTACGGAGTGTAGATGCAGACCACCTCCATCGAACTCGCCAACGCGATCCTGGCCTCCGAACGCCAACCCATCTGCAAGGTTGAAGTGGATTGGGACCGGGACGGCTACGGCGGGCCGGGCACGATCGACGACCTGTCCGCCGATGTGGTGTCCATCTCGATCGACCGGTCCCTGTCCACCGACCTGCCACCCGAAGTGAAGCTGTTCGCCGGCTACAGCGCCGCGGAGACCACCATCACCCTGGCCCGCCAGCCATCCATCCCGGTGCCTACCTCGGTCGCCCTGCCGTATGACGCGCCGATCGGCTACGACGCGGCGGTCGGCTACGATGGCAGCGGGTTCGTGAACCAGCCGTCCGGGCCGATCACCCACACCACCTGGTACTACTCCCCTTGGAACACCACCTCACCGCTGTACGGGAAGCGTCGCAAGGGTGCCCCCGCCCGCATCTCGCTTGGCATGGTCGGCGCCAACGGCCCCGAGCAACTGGTGGTGCTGGTCGGCAGGGTCCGCTCCCTCCAGGTGGACTCCGGCAGCCGTACAGTCCAACTGGTCCTGGATGATCTGTCCGCGTCGATGCGCAAACAGGTCACCCTCCCGATGATCATTTCGGATGGGGAGAACGCCGTGACCGCCGTGCGGCCGGGCCTGAACACCACGTTCCTGGCGGACTGGCTGGCCCGCAAGTGCGGCTACTACGCCAGCCCCCCAGCGCGGAGCTCCGCGCAGGTAGTGGCTACCCTGCACGGCTCCGGCCATCCGGAGAAAGGCAGCCTGCAATCGTTCCGTGGCGCGAACCTATCCCGCCTGGCGTACTCCCCGACCGCCGGGTGGCCGACGAGTGCGCCGTGGGTGATGGCGGTCAACCTGAACGGCACCGACAGCCAGCTCATCAGCTACGTCCTCGCCAACCAGAGCGCCGTCAGCACCAACAACGGGGACGCGATGTTCTGGGAAGGGTGGGTCCGGCTGGACAATCTGACCGGCGCGGACGGGGCCGGCCAGGCGTTCATGATTGCCTACAAGACCGGCGTCGCGGTCCCGTACGTGAGCCTGTTCGTTGACACGAGCGGCAATCTGCAATCCACATTCAACCGTGGCGGCAGCGACAACACCCAGCGGACCACCGGCGCTACCGGAGTGCCAACCGGAATCGTCGCCAACAAGTGGTACTACATCGGCGTGTACTGGGCGTTCACCTCGACGGACGTGAAAATATGGTTCCGGGTCAAGCCGGAGGACGGCGCTGGCGTGACCACCGGCCCGAAATCGGTGACGGCCGCTTCGGTGACCAACGCGCCATTCATTAACACGCTCAGCCTCAAAGGCAAGGGCGCATCGTTTGTCGATACCGGCCTGGACGGCCTCATCTCCGACGTGCAGCTCACCAGCGAGAACACCGGCTCGACCAATCCACCCTCCTGGAACGATGGGTTCGTGGCGACGGCGCAGATCATGGCGGACGAGAACAACCTGGTCGCCACCCCCGTCGTCACCGATGAGGCGTGGACGATCCTCCAGGAGATCGCCAAGGCCGAGTTCGCCACCGCAGGGTTCGACGAGACGGGGATGCTGCGCTACCTCACCCGCAAACGCTGGTCGCAAGCGCCCTGGAACACCGTCCAGCGGGTGCTGGACTCGAAGACCGCGATCAAGGACCTGTCCTCCACCGAGTCGGTCGACCAGGTCCGCAACCACGTGATCGTCCGCGCGGTCCCCCCCGACGTGCAGGATTATGGGGACATCTGGTCGCTGTCGGTCCTGGTCGCTATCGCTGGGAACAGTGCCAAGACGCTGTGGGCGGACTTCGACAATCCGGCCGCCAACATCGACACCACCCTCACCTCCCACGGGGTGGGCGGCCAGTCCCGTTACAACGCCTCGACCGCCCGGGATGGCAACGGCAGCGTGGTCGCCAACCTGTCCATCACCGTCACCGCATTCGCGCAGACCGCCAAGATCGTCATCACCAACCCCAACCCGTTCACCGTCTATCTGGTCGGCAACACCGGGGTGGCCAGCGTGACCGCGGGGGTGCCGAGCATGCGGCTGGTCGGCCAGGCCGTGAAGTTCCAACAGGACGCCCTGTCCACCAAGATGCGTTCGGAGGCGACCGACCAGGCAAGCATTGACGCATACGGGGTCGAACAGATCCTTGAGCTGCCTGACAGCCCGTTCCGGCAGGACGTCGACGCGATTGACCATCTCGCCCAGGACCTGCTCGCGCAGCTGAAAGATCCCAAGCCGCTACTGGCCGATGTCCCGATCGTCGGCGACCCGCGCCTACAGCTCGGCGACCGGGTCACCCTCCAGGACCCGGATGGGCTGGCGTTGAACCAGGACGTGCATTTGTCGGCGCTCCGCACCGAGTTCACCACCGACAGTGGGCTGGGCCAAACCGTGAACGTGCGGCCGGCATGATCCGGACTCGGCTGCTCGACCTCGAACATCAGGCCGCGATGGTGGCGCATCGGGCGGCCCGCAGGATCGGCTACCGCGGCCTGTTCCTCTCCGGCCTCGCCACGCTGGACCTCTTCTGGGCATGGGGACTGTGGGACCGTCGGGCCGCAGGTCTACTGGCGGCCGCGCCCGCGTCCAGCGCGATCGTCGGGTTCGGCGCACGCTTCAACGCGACCAATCCGCTGCTGATGTGGGCGATCCTGTTCGCCCTGGTCGGTGCCCTGTGCGGCTGGCAAGTGTGGGTGGATGACGACCGTGCCGCGTTCACCGCCGCATGGTCCCTCAAGATCCTCCTCGCGATCCTGACGTTGGCGGCCTGGCCGGATGCGCATGTGCTGATCGTCCGTGCTGCGGGCCAGTGGATCTGTCTGTGTATTCTCGTGGTGGCCGCGCAACGCGGCATCCCCTACCGGCAGGACTAGCATGCTCGGCCTCCTCGGGATCCTCCTGCCGACCTTGGCGGCGGCGCTCAGCGCGATCCTGGTGTGGCAGCTTGGCACCGCCAACCGCAAGCAGGCCGAGCAGATCCGCAAGGACGCCAAGAACAAGGCCACCAAAGACGAGGTCCGTGAGGCGTTCAACACGGCCAAGGAACTCTACCAGGGTGGTATCGCGGAAGCCGTGCGGCGGATCGAGAACTGCAACCGGCGGGTCGCCGAACTCGAGGCCAACGAGCAGGCGCTGCGCCAATGGATCCGCAAGCTGGAGGACACGCTACGCCGCGAAGGCATTCCGACTCCGAACGGCGAACCCCCCCCATCGTCGAGAAGGTCGCCATGAGATGG